AGTACCACTTGGTTGTGCCATTTTAATCTCCGATTAATTATTAGATAACATGGCAGACAACACCTTTTGTGCATCTTTAATGTTACCTGATTTTTGTAATTTTTTCATGCGATCATTTACACGCAACTGCTTATCAGTAGAACGAGAATTATTTTTACCCTCTGATGATACAACACGATTTGTTGGTTTTACTTTTTTATCACGCAATCCCTTTTTTTCTAAAAGTTGATTGTATTTCATTGCATCGTGCAAAGTTTTTACAGCTCTGTGATCAACAACCATGCTGACTTCTTGCTCTGTGTAACCCTGCTTCATTGCAAATTCACTTATATCTTTCATTAACTTTGGAGCTTTTTGTTCATCGCCAAATACAGGCATCATGTTTAAAAGCTTACCTCGTTCATTTTCGATATGTCTTTGATAAATTTCTTCTTGCTCTTTTCGTTGTTCCTTTGCTAACCTCTGTTTTTCTTGCTGTACTTGTGATTGTAATTCTTTTTTACGATCATATTCAGCTTTCTTTACAGCATAGTCTGTTGGATCAGTTTGAGCTAAAGTAACCCAATCAATGTTATCATCAGTTTGTATATTTTGCTCGACTACTTGAAGTTTATTCATGTAATCTTCACGCATTTGTTTTACTGCTTCTTTGTCTTTGGAAATAGCATTTAACTCTGTATCTATTGATCTTCGTTGTTCACTAAGCTCCATCGTCTTTTTGGTATAGTCCGATCCTTTAGAGTAACCTTCCTTCAACTCATCTAAGCTAACTCTTTGAGATTTACCATTAACAGTAATATCAAAAAGTTCTTGTTCGTTTTCCGTAGTGGTTTCGTCATTATCAACTAAATCTTCATCAGAAATATCATCTACTGACAATTCATTATCTTGTTCAAGAGTGTCTTGTGCAGCTTCTTTTACTTCTGGTTTTGGCTCATCTTCGCTTCTTGCAGTATTAATAAGATTGGCGAATGCCTGTTGTGTTTCCTGTATCGTTTCGGTTGGTTTTGATACAGATTCCGCTTGGGGATTATCTGTCATAAAAACTCCTATTGTTTTTTATTTAGTTTGCCAGTTTCCATAACTGACTTAATATTCACTAAAAGCACATCAAACATTTTACCCATAAGATAAATTTTTTCTCTGCCTTCGGAATCTCGTGCAGGTGAATTTGTAAACTCACCGTATAATTCTTGTTTAATTTGTTTTATTGCATCCTGAAACACAGGATTTTCTAAAACATTTTTTGCTAATTCTGATCGTTGTTTTTCTTGATCAGGTGTCATTAAATTCCTGAACTTTCATCATCGTAATCATCTTCAGGGTTTTTATCTTTATCAAATGATTGCGAACTTCCTGGAACAATAACAGTACCACCTGTCATTTGATTACTTGATGTACCACCTCTGCCTGTTCCATAAATAACTCCTGATTGCGTTTCTTGACCAACAGAAGGAGAAGGATCACTTGGAGTAAATGTATAACCAATATCACCTGTACCAGAATTATAAACTTGTTCGTAAGTATCACCGTAAATATCTTGTACTGCTCCACCTGTATTTGCAGGAAGCATTGACTCAATACCTTCGTTAATACCACCAGTTAAAGTGTTAAATTGCATTGGATTAATATTTTTTTGTCCAATATCAAATATAGGATTTTGTTGATCATCAAAATTACCTGTGAAGAAACCTCGCTTCATTAATTCATTTAAAATAAAATCTTTTCTTAATTCGTTTTGTCCACCAAATGCTAATTGAAATAAAGGAGGTAGCTTACCCATACCTAGAGTAACCTCTGTTCCTTTACTTGGAAGAAAACCTAATGGACTATTTTTTAAAAAACCACTTGTTAAATAGTCAAGTAAATCTTCATCGGTAGCAGCTTCCATATCTTCGATTGACATATAAGGTCTGTTGTCAATTTCATTATCGTCATCATCAATTTCATTTGCTAAATTACCACCAAACTGATCTATTGGCTGACAAACTCCATCAATTAATTGATAACCCATTGGACACGGATCATCTGGAATATCAGGTGTTGTTGGAACAGGAGGGTTAAGAGGGGGGAATTCTTGACCTGGTTCTCGTAAATCATAGTAAGGATTTATGTCAGGTGGTGTAGTAAAAGTTCCTTTTGTTAAATACTTATCAATGATACCTTTTGCTTTATCTGTATTGATAAAATCAACCATCAATTTAATCCTTGTTGTATAATTTTATTAGCCAATTTTTCTTTTTCCATATCTAAATTATCGGTGTCTTTAATTAACTGTGCAGCTAGTTTTTGTTCTTCTAAATCCATCTTCTTAGCTTTCAATGTAGAATCTATTTGTAATTTTTTATTTGCTAATTCTATATCGGCTGCATTCTTTTGTGATCTCATTTGTAGATCCTGCTGTGCCACCTGCAACGGATCAATTTTTGGTTGTTGCGGTTGTGGTGGTACATTTGCAGGATTACTGAAAAATGGTGATGCATCCTTATAACCTGAGTTTTGTAAATATTGTTCAAGAGTATTGTATATGTTTTGCGAATTCACCATATTCAAACCGCCACGCATTAATAATTTTTCTTGCACCGCTAAAACTCTTTGCAATACATCTAATCGCTGATCCTGATTACCAGTTCCAAGTCCAACTTGTACGGTAACATCATAACGATTAAACCACTCACGAGGATTCATTGGTATAAAATCATTATTAATTCTAATTAATCTTTCCTGGTCTTGATATTCACAAACAATAGCAAACATTGTTTTAAAAATATCTTTCACTCCTTCAGCAAAATTTCTTGCAATGAGTTCGATGCGTTGTGTTTGAGCTGCCATCATTTGATTTGTTGATGTAGCGGTAGTGTGTGACTTGTTTATTGTGTCTGCATTTAAACCCATTTGTTGCTTGGAAACACCTGTTCTTGATTCTTTTATTTCATCAATCTTTTTCAGCATCGCCAAACCTTCATTTAAAAAATTTGGTGTTTGCATCGGTGTTACAGCATTTGGTGATTTAACTCTAACTACTCCACCTGCTCGTGAAGTAAGTAAATCATCTAAGTTTGCTTGACCATCCACAACAAGTGTTCTTGCGTGGTTTTGGAAATACATATTATCAAGTGTATTTCTTAAAATAGTAGAGCTAACAGCTTGTATGTCAGCAATAAGATCGTAAAAACTTAATCCAAAGAAACGATAAGGCATTGGAATAGCTCTCACCATTGTTATTGGCATAAAAGGTATTTCTTCGTTCTCTAAAAGCTTATAATTATTATATCCGTTGCCACCAACAGTAACTTTTCTAAGCTCTGCAATGCCATCGCCATCCATATCAACTTTTAAATAGCATTCGGTTACATTAACCACCGCTTGTGAAGGATCAAGAGTGCTTACATTGAGGTCTGTTGTAGCATCATCGTAACTTCTTCTTGTAACAGCTTCCGTATTAAAAACTTCTTCGTCTGATACAGGTAAATCATTAACGATTTCTGCATCATATCCCATGTCAATTAGCTCTGATCTCGTTTTATAGACTCTATGAGCTATAAAATTACAATCTTTCATTGAAGTTGCTCTTTTAGACACCAAAATATCTTCTGGTGGCACACTTTCGATCTTAACTCTGCCTAAATCCTTTTTTCTTTTAACTTCAACATCGTATTTGACAGGGAAAAGAGCATCGTCAGACGATTTTTCATCGACATTGACTATCTCAACCTCTGTATCAAGGAGTAGTGAATTGTATTCTAATTCGGTGAGGTCTTGGTATCGCTCTTTTCTCTGTTCTTGTGACGTACTCCAATAGATTTTGCAAAAACCATTTTTTTGAAGGAGTGCAGTTTTGAATAAATCATATAAAATACTGAAACCATCGTTATCTTTATTAAAAATGTGGTTACAATAGTTTGATATACTGTCTGCAAACCTCGTATCTTCTGGTTGTGTTGCTTCAAATCTTACCATGCGATCACTTTGTGTAAACATACGCATTAAACTTGGTAAAACTGACTCTACTGTTTCCAGTAACTCTTGTGTAACAACAGCACTTCTGCCTTCAACCTCGTTGCCGTATGGCTCACCAAGATAATATTTTAGCGATTGCTGTCGTTGTTCCGATAACTCGGAGGTATAATATCCCAAAGAGTTTTGAACTTCCTGCGATACTACCTGTAATAATTCTGACTCTGTTTTCTCTACCATTACATAATTCCTAAATTCGGATAATTAATTTCTGTACTCCAATTAGTTGATGTATTTAATCCAACTGCCAGGTATCTGAAAGCATCCGCACTATGCGAAGTCCAATCGTGAACTGGTCTATTTTTTACTTCACCTCTACCTGTTGTACTCCAACGGTATTGACGAAGTGCATCTAATCCATCTCTTGTTTTTTCGTGATCAAACCAACATCGTGATAAAATCATTCGCACCGCATTTATGCCATCATCTACTGACAGCTTCGGAACGATAGACGTTACTAAACCTAAACTCTGTGCTGTTTCAATCCTGGAGTTTCCAGTTCCTATTTCTCTAACACTTGCATCGTGAGGAAAGTAATGTGTGTCATACACATAACCTTTATCCTGGAGCATCCCTGCATAGTATTCTAAACCTTCACCGCTATCTTCTTCGTAATCTATTAAATGCAAAGCCGATCCTACTTGCTGCACAAACCAAATAGAGGTTTTATCTGCCATTCCTAAATCCCAAAAAGTATTTACTTTATGCTTGGAGTCATAGGGAACTTTGGTAACTCTATTCTGTTCGTCAGCCAGATTTAAGCTTTTGCCATAAATAGAACCGATACCTGCACTATCAAACGAGCATTCAAACTCTGCTTCATAGATTTCTGGTGGCATTAACTTCTTGGCTTCGCTTAATTCTTCTTCAGGTACAATTCCTGTTTCACTTGCCTTAAAAGATTTTGCGTACCACTTATCGTGATGTTGTCCGTAATCAAACAACTCCCAAAAACTATTTCTTCCTGATGGTGTACCAATACTAATCATCCAACCTTCACGGTCAACTAATGCAGGTCTTACAATCTCTGTCCAAAGATTGCTCGGCATCATACTAGACTCGTCTAGGACACACCCATCCATATATAATCCTCGAAGGGTATCAGGTCTTTCGCAACCCAAGAGCTGAATACGACCACCATTCGGTAAATCGCATCGCAGCTCTGTTTCATGGTATTGCACATCTGGGAGGACATCTGTGTAATATTTTAAATAATCCCAACAGTTTCTCTTGGAGATAGAGTACGTTGGAGAAATATAATAATATCGTGGATTAGGTAACTCGTTTTGCAAACACTTTTTGATCATTTCATTGATACAAAGTACCGTTTTACCAAATCTACGGTGGCATACTAAAACATTAAATCTCTTTAATGACTCGTGTATTTCTTTTTGTAGCTGTCTTGGTTTATAGGGAATAGTAATCTTTTTCATACTTCATTACCCCAACAATCCCAACCATCTATTTTTTGTCTTGCAAATAATTCTATTCTTGGTTTATCTCCACATAACTCTAATATTTTATCTCTAATACAATCTGGTTTTTTTGAGTGTTTTGTTCGTTCAGCAAAAACTAAACCTTTAACATTGTTTTTATTTTTAATATTTTTTAATTTACCTTTTAAACCAATCAAACATATTTCAGTTGATTTGAGTGTATATGATCCAAAGTTATAACAATATGATCCTGTCTTATATTTTTTAATCCAAGTAAAACCAATAGTAGCATAACGAAAACCCCAACTTTTAATAACATCTAATCCTTCTAATAAATGTGAATCAGTAACCCACATAAATAAAATTGAATTTTCTTCAGAAATATCTTTTACAGGCAAACTACA